CAAAAGTTTCATGCTTCGTATTCTCCCAGGTTTATCGCGTCGGCTTATCCCGATTCGCACCTAAGAGTATAACCTTCAGGGTTATGTCTGTCAAGAGATAATTCGCCGTACAGCGAAAATATTTATTTTACCCGCGTCCCACATGACACGCCCGAAAGGACGATGTATCTATAGTAGCAGTAGGAGGACGACAGAGGCGCAAGGGGGTAGGCGCAGGGGTGGCGCTGAGAACGCAGGGTGGCTGGCCAACGCGCGCACACTCCCCCCAAAGGCGTCGTGCTGGCTACCGCTGCGAAGCGCAGCGCCTGCGCTCCATGGGCGTCCTGCAGCGAGTAACGTATAATGAACGGGGGCAGGGTAGCACCTGCGGCAGGGTAGCACCTGCGGCAGGTAGCGCCTGTAGCGGGGCCAGGCGGTAGCAGCTGTAGCGGCAAGCTGTTGCAGCGCAGGCGCTTACGCTGCTGGCGACTTCCGAACCCGCCAGGGGGGACCCGGGGGGTATAGCCGGCCCCCGCAGCCAAAATTGCATCGTAAGGGAGCCGTCTTTTTGCGCCGGGGATCGCTTGGCTTGGGATGGGTTGGGGTGTAGATTTGCCAGAAAGGCGTCTTGGGCGCAAACTGCATTTGAGCGCAAAGGCGGCTTGGTTGTAGGGTCGCTGTACAGCGAAACAAGCGACAGTGAGTCGCAGGGGGTTGGTATGTCGAGTAAGAACTATGTGTATTCGGAAGAGAGTGTGATTGAGGCGTTGAAGGCGTCTCGGGGGATTGTGTCGGCGGCGGCTCGTCGGCTGGGTATGACCCGCAGGCAGCTGACGAGGCGTGTGAAGGATTCGGAGAAGCTCAAGGAGGTTCGGGATGATGCTCGGGCTGAGTTCTGTGATTTGGCTGAGTCCAAGCTGGTGGAGTTGGTGGAGGCTGGGAATGTGCCTTCGGTGTTGTTTGCGTTGAAGTGTTTGGCGAAGGACCGTGGGTATGTGGAGCGTGCTGAAGTTACGGGCAGGGATGGCAAGGACTTGGGTGAGGTGGTGATTCCCAAGCGGGAGGTCACGTTAGAGGAGTGGAAGGACAGTTTGAAGTTGGAGCAGCCGCTGCGGGAGAAGAAGAGTGCCTGACAACGTCTGGTCTCCCCAGCCTGGGCCGCAGGGTGCGGCGATTCGTTCCGGTCCGTCAGTGGACGAGTTGTTCTTTGGGGGAGCTGCGGGTGGGGGTAAGTCGGATTTCCTGTTGGGGGACTTTCTGACGGACGTGGATCAGGGATCTTCTTGGCAGGGGGTATTGTTTCGGCAATCTCACCCTGCTTTGGAGGACTTGGTGATGCGTTCTCAGCAGTTTTATCCACATCTGGGTGGAGATTTCAAGGTGGGATCTTCGCAGTGGATCTTTCCTGGCGGTTCTGTGCTGAAGTTCCGGCATTTTGAGACGGTGTTTGACTTTGTGAAGTATCAGGGATGGTCTTTGGCTTGGATTGGTTGGGACGAGCTTCCAGAGTGGTCGGATCTGAGTTGTTACAACCGGATGAAGTCGAGGTTGCGTGGACCGGCTCGGAACAAGCGGATTCGGGCGACCGGCAACCCTGGCGGGGCGGGTCATCGTGCTGTGCAGGACTACTTTAAGATCCCTTCTCGTCCGATTCCTTTGGATGAGGTGGAGCCTTTCGTAGACCCTGAGACTTCTATGGTGCGTTGTTTCATCCCTTCCAGGGTGCAGGACAACCGCAAGTTGTTGGACGTGGACCCTGACTATGTGCAGCGCCTGAAGGGGGTTGGTGATCCTGAACTCGTCAAAGCGTGGTTGGATGGGGATTGGAACTCTCTGGTGGGAGCTTTTTTCCCATGGTCTTCATTGAAGGTGGAGGTGGCTCCTGGTCAGGAGGACGAGGTTCCTGGGAACTGGCCCTTGTTTGTGGCGCTCGATTATGGGGAATCGTCGCCTACTTGTGCTTTGTTGATGGCGACCGACTATGATGATCGGGTTTGGGTAGTTGGGGAGTATTATCAGGAGGATCGTTACGCGGAGGAGCACGCTGTAGGGATTATGGACATGATTCAGGGCAATGCGTGGACCGGCGGCAGGTATCCAGACCGGATCTATGCTCCTCACGATATGTTCATTCGGCGTCGATTGGACGAAGATCGCCCGAATACGGCATCGGACATCTTCACAGAGGCTGGATTGTATCTGACTCCGACTTCAAGTGACCATAAGGCGGTGGTAAACCGCTGGCGGGTGACTAAGAACGCTTTAACGAGGGGTGATATGAGGGTATATCGCTCTCAATGCCCGAATCTGTGCCGTACGATGCCTATTCTGCAGCGAGACCCTCGAAAGCCGGAGTTGATCAAGCCGAAAAGTGAGGACCACGCAGCGGATGCATTGGGCTTGGGTATGTTATATGAATATGCAGGCTCCCCTCTTACCCAGCCGGAACCGGGAGGCCCTTTCCAGGCCAAGAACGTGCTGTCAAGCATTGTGGCGGGGGATGCGACTCATAAGCGGTATGGGTAGGGTATTTGACGTATTGAATTCACACTGTGTAGATTTGTTATATGGCAGAAGAAACCAAGTTAGCTGACACAGCTTCGCCTAAATACTGGCGTAGGGCGATTGAGATTGGCAAGGACGCTCGTAAGGAGCGCGTCAAGAACTCTAATCGTCTTCTTCAGCGATATGATCTGGAGTATAAGGACGCGATTAAGGGATTGGATCGGGTAATACGTATATCCCGGTTTTATCCTACGGTAAGGGCGATTATTGCAAGCACGTCGTTCCATTATCCTCGCGTGTTTTTGCGGGTGGAGAATGACGGTGCTGAATTGTCTTCTACCTTATTGGAGAAAGTCGCTAACGATTGTATTCAGTTGATGGGCGTAAAGGAACACGTCCAGCAGGCGATTTTCGATGCTTTGTTTTACGGGGTGGGCTGGCTTAAGATCGGTTATAACCCTACGGGGGACGATTCTATTGCCCCTTACGTCTCTAACGATTCAATGAGAGACGATTTCCCTTATGTGCGTCGAATCCCCGCGCAGAATCTTATAACCGACTCCATTACGCCTCCTCATATTCTTGGCGAGGGCCGGTATATTATTGAGGAGCAGTGGTTGCCGTGGGAGTTCCTCCGTAAGGACGAACGCTACAAGAACCGCCGTCAGATCAAGCCTACGTCGATATCTGATGACGATACGGACTTGCTTCGCATCAAGATCCCTGGCGAGGAAGGCGACGAGGAGTTGCAGGCGTTCAAGGACTCCATCGAGCATGGTCAGATGGTGCGGGTGTGGGAGATCCACGACCGTCTTCATCGGAAGCTGTATGCGATGGCCGATGGAGTGGACGGGTTCATCCGCGACGAGCCCCATCCGTTCCTTCGTCAGGAGGCGGTCACGGTGCCTGACCCGATTACTGGCGAGCCTCTGATGACGGGTGAGTTTGAGGACGGTCAGGGGTACTTGGTGCCCGAGGGCTTTCAGTATATACCGATCAAGTTCGATGCGTCAGGTGACGGGTACTGGCCGACTCCTCCGATTGAGTACATCGAAGACCTCCAGAACGTGATGGTCGAGTCTGTCTCTCGTAGAGCTGACCTTCTAAAGCGGTTCCCGCGCTTGACGGTCTTGTCTCCGAACGAGGCCAAGAAGGAACCTCTCATTGCGGAGAAGCTGAAGAAGTCTTCCGATGGCGACCTCATTATTGCAGATCCCAATAACATCAGGGAGTTGCAGTGGGGCCGGATGCCTGACGGTCAGCTGGAGTTGGAGAATGACGCGAGGATCTACGAAGAGCAGATCACGCTTGTTAATGAGCTGGTGCAGGGCGCGAGTCCCCGCAGGACGGCTACGGAGTCTGCCCTGATCGCTTCTGCGGGTTCTGTGAACCGGGAGTGGATGCAGTCTGTCATTGGAGGAGCCTATAAGAAGATCGTGATAGGTTGCCTCAATATTATGGGAGACCAGCGATATACTCCTGACAACTTCGCGGTGAACATGGCCCGAGAAGGCCATTCTGCGGTCATGCAGATTGTGCAGCAGTCGGACTTCCTCCTCAACTTCATTGTCAGTGTTCAGGCTGGTTCAATGCAGCCGCTGATCGAGTCCCTCGACAGGGAGCAGTTCGTGGAGTTGTATTCGATGCTGCAGGGCAACCCGATGGTGGATCAGGAGGAGCTTCTTAAGGCGCTGATCTCTTCGTATCGGATCTCTGATGTGGACAAGCTCATGTCTGCCGAGGTGGACGCGGAAGCGACTCGCGCTGCACAGTTGGAGAACGACGGCTGGCTGATCAATGGTCAAGATCCTGGCGTGGACCCCGGTCAGGACCATCAGACTCATCTGGAGACGCACGGTGCTTTCTTTCAGCAGCTGAACCAGGAGTTGCAGCTTCTCGCCGCTCAATTTGCGTCACCGGAGTCGCAGGCTCGCCAACAGCAGCTGCAGGGAGCTGTCCAGGTCACGCAGGCTCATATCGACGCCCATATACAGAATCAGGAACAGCAGGGCGGCATGACCGGCGGCGGCGAGGCTCCAGCCCGTCAGCCTACGCCTGAAGGGATTACGGGCCAGGTCAGGGCCAGTGCCCAGGAAACAGCAAACGCCGTAGAGCGCAGCCCAGAGGACTTCGATTGATCAAATACGCGGACTATCGGTGCGCCAAGGGCCACCTTCATGTAGATGCGGAGTTTGAGGAGGAGATTCCTCGCAGGATACCCTGTCATTGCGGATCTCATGCAGACCGCATTCCTGCGTTTGTGCGGATTCACAACACTCATTCAGGAGCGGGGTACGGCAAGTTTGATCCTCAGTTCGGATGCGTTGTGGAGTCATCTCAGCACCGCAGGAACTTGATGAAGAAGATGGGGATGGAAGATATGGGAGGCACAGTACGCGGCGTACCCGAATGGGAAGTCGAGTATGAGCCTCCGAAAAAGAGTGATGGGCCTTCGGCGTTGGTAGCAGATTCGCTGGAGGATTTAAGTTCACAGTTGGCCGATACAGGTCACGATACAGATTTCTCCCCTTTGGGAGAATAGGAGTAAAGCATGGCAGAGGACTCTGAACTTGTCGAAGCGACAAGCCCAGAAGCCCCGGCAGAGACCAACGAGGTCGAAGTAGACTTCGCTACGGACCTTCTGCCGGATAAGTCGACGGAGCCCGCAGGCGAGACATCAGAACAATCCCAGCCGGAATCGCAGGAATCAACCACAACCGATCTGCAAGCAGACGAGGGAGGGTCGCTGCGTTTTGCGGACTACACCCGCAAGATGCAGGACATTGCCGATCAGCGCAGATCACTCGAAACGGAACAGAATTCGATCCGGCAGGAGCGGCAGCGGTATCAGGATATGTTGGAAGGGGGCTTGAATAAGCTCCAGACTGACGATCCTGTGCAGCAACTGTACACACAACTTGGTCCTGACGAGCAGGCGGGTCTTCGGGTGGTGGAGCAGCTCACCGATCATAAGACCGGTGCATTGCAACATTCCCTGGATCAGCAGGCTCAAACGATCAATTACCTACAGCAGCAACTCCAGCAGGTACAGAGTCAGTTTCAGACTGAACAGTCAGCAAAGTTGAACCAGGAAGTCGCAGAAGCGCGGCAGGAGCATGGGGAGCTTGTGGACACCTATGGGCAAGTGATTATCAAGTCCTATGGGACGGTGAATCCCACAACGAACGAACCCTATTCGATTTCGGAGCTGGTTTCTTTGTACAGTGGGCAAACAGCGGAAAGAACGCAGAATGCTCGCAATACGAATGCAGCGACGAAGGCGAAGAGCAAGCGCAGCGGTGCTGTGAATCCAGGTAATGCTTCTACGCCTGTTAATTCTGGAAGTTCCACGGAGAGTGAAGCGTTGGAGGCAATAGACAGCCTCGGTTTGTAAGCAGATCCATTTCTCGGAGTAAGAAATGGCTGCAACCAGTACCACTGAAACCTGGGATGCGGCATGGACTGCGACCGAACGGTCCAGAAAAGGGAAGCCTACCGATAACATCTTCGATAGCTACCCCACTCTGGAAGCGTTCAAGAAGTCTGGACTCGAAATCTCTGATGGAGGTAAAGAGTTCCAGGTCAATCTGATGTACGCGAAGAACAGTGGTGAGTGGTTCGACGGTTACGACACCCTTAACACGGATGCCGTTGACGGAATCACCAGCGCCTTCTTCCCGGTTCGCTACGTTGCCGTGCCGATCACCATCTCCTTCACGGAGGAGCAGGAAAACAAAGGCTCGCAGAGAGTCTTCAATCTTCTGAGATCCAAGACGGATCAGTCCATGCTCACGATGCGCGACGTGGTAAACGCCGCCATCTTCGGGGCACAGTCTGGCAAGTCCATGCTGGGTCTGCAGGACATCGTTGCTGACAGTCCTACTACGGGCACTGTTGGCGGCATCAACCGCGCTTCCAATTCATGGTGGCGCAACACGTCGAACTCAAGTTCGGCTACGTTTATATCTCAGAGTACCACCAACGTCTTTGACGGTGTTGACCGCTTCCTCGATGTCTGGGATGCGATCTCTGAGGGGAACGACACTCCTACCCACATTCTCACCACGGCTGCAATCCAGCGGGCCTACCGCGAGGCTCTGTCCTCGCAGGGGTATGCTCGGGCCGAGTTGAGCGGTGCGTCCAGCCAGCAGTTCGCTGCGGTTGGCGGCACTGGCAACAGTGTGCCGTTTTACGGCGCTCCTGTGATTGCGGATCAGGATTGTTCCTCTTCCCATGCTTACTTCATCAACATGAAATACATGAAGATTAAGCTGCTCAAGGGCGTGAACTTCGCAAAGACACCTTTCAAAGAGGGTCCGAACCAGCTCGCCAAGGTGGCGTTCTTGGTGGTGGGCCTGCAGTTGACTTCTGACAACTGCCGTCGCCAGGGCGTAGCTACCGCTATCACTGGTGCGTAAATCCTTATTCGGGGAGGTGCTGTTGAGCCTCCCCGTTTAACCTTGCCCTCAAGCCAATGAGGGTTCTACCCTGACGAAAAGGGGGAAAGGAACAAGAAGTGGCTACATATCGTAATAACAATCACGCCATCAATGGGATCGGCGGTCACGGTGCGGGCTCAACGACTTCTCAGGGAATCTATGAGGAGTCTTCGACGCCCAAACACGCGATTGGCGAGAAGATTGAGTTGTCTGATGGCCGCGTGTTCCGCTACGGATACACCGCAGCTGCCATCAACGCTGCAGAACTGGTTGCCCAGGACGCATCGACTACTTGCTTGGCCGAAACTGACAACATCGTGATCGCGGCTTCTGGGAGGTTTTCTCCAGCTGCTGGCTCTTCGGCTCTTCAGATCACTCTTGCGAGCATCAGCGCGAATGATTACGCGGGTGGCTTGCTGCACATCTCCAATGATGGCGGCGATGGTATCGGAGAGGGTATTCAGTACCGCATTAAGAGCAATAGTGCTACGGGTGCAACGACCAGCGGCAAGGTGGATATTGACCTGTACGATCCGATCAAGGTCGCCTTGACTACTGCGTCTGACATCGCAATTAC